TGCTCGCGCTGGCGGCCCCTGCCAACGCTGTCGAACTCCGCACTCTCGGTGGTCTGGATTGGAACATCGAGCAGGGCACCAACCTGACGTTCAGCACCGCCCAGCCGCCCGGCAATCAGCCGCAGAACAACCCTTGCATCATCTGCGGTGCCAACCAGCCGAACCAGACCAACACCGCGCTGGACTTCGGCTACACTGACTTCGGCAACCAGGGCAACCTGACGAGTGCAGCGTTTTTCTCGTCCGGCACTCTTCGCGACACGCTCCTTAGCCAAGATACGATCTCACTCGTGAACTACAGCGGTGCGCAGTTGCAAGCCGCTGTGCTGGCCATCAATGCGCTGGCTGGGTTTAATGGCAGCACGGCGTTCTCCATCGGCATCGACGTGAACGACACTAACAAGCCGCAGACCCTGGAGTCGTTCTTCTTCCTTGATCTAACCGACAAGGTGATCCTGGCGTCGTTCTTGCCGGGGCTAAACGACAGCATCGACCTTCTGGCCGCTTTCAACGGGACAGGATTTCCTGACTTCCAGCTGAACGGACTGGATGTTGCCAGCCTCGATGCCGCCCACCAATACGCGTTCTTCGCGCGTATGACGAACCTCAACGACGGGCCTGACAGCTTCTTCCTGGTAGCGGCAGTTCCTGGCCCCATCGTGGGTGCCGGTCTGCCGGGCCTGATCATGGCTTGTGGTGGCCTGGTCGCGCTGGCGCGTCGCCGGCGTGCGCGGCTCGCAGCGGCCTGAACGCGAAAACGCCCCGCCGGGACTTATGCCACATCCGGCGGGGCGCCTCTCGAGATCAACGGAGCGGGGCGATTATACTAAAGCCGGGCCGGCGCGACAACCCCCAGCAGTCCGGCGATGATCCATACCACGACCAGCACCACGATGACCGTCAGCAGGACGTTGATGATGGTGTGGAACGGTGCCGGCAGCGGGATCAGCGGGAGCAGGGCCTGTATTGCCCAGATGATCACACCGAGCACGACGAGCAACAGGACGACGCTTATCAACGTTCCGATCATGGCTATCTCCTGACCCCGCAGCGTTGCATTTCCAGTTGCGAGCGCGCCAGGCGGCGGCATTCGGCTTCCGCATTGATCGCGTCGATCTCCGCCCGGTCGTAGTACGGCGGCGGGCGCGTAATGATCTCCTCGCGCCCACCCCACCAGCCACCGCCGATCGAGGCGCACCCCGACAGCAGCGACGCGAGGAGGGCGGCGCGGATCATTGGCTCAGCTTTGTTTCGAGCAGCGCAATGCGCTCTTCCTGGTCCTGCACCTTGCGCAGTAGCAACGCCACGATCGCGTTATAGTCGAGCCCCATCACCTGCTTCTTGGCATCCTTGCGCAGGCGGTGTTGAATTGGACCGCCGTCCTTGCCGGGCTCGTTCTCGTAAGCGTCACCGGTGTAGTCGTACTGCACCAGCAGCGGTTCGATCGCCTCGACCTCCTCGGCGATCAGTCCGAACTTGACCTGGTTGGGATCGTCGATCGGGCACTTGGAGCGGAACGTCACCGGCCGAAACGCCATCACCTTGTCGGAGATGCTGCGCGGCATGTCGCGGACGTCGGTCTTGTAGCGGATCGAGGACACGAACTGGAGGATGTAATTGTTGGTCCAGGTCCCGTTCACGCCGTTGGTCGTGAGGGTGTGGTAGGGCATGTAGAGGTCGATGGCGCCCGGGTTCGGGTTGCCGTAGGCGGTAAAACGCGCGGCAGCCAGGCCGGCCGAGCTGTCGTCAATGGCAAGCTGATCCCCGTTGCCGTAGACGCTCCAGGTCCGCACACCGGAATTGGTCACTAGGCTGTTCGCCGCGCTAGCGGTACCACCAGCGGCCGGCGCCGAGCCGGCGCTCGAGGCGTAGCCTGCGCTGTTGGCGTAGTTGGCAGTGCCGTTGAGATTACCGTTGAACGTGCCTGCGGTGAGAGTGACGCTGCCACCGACTTCGAGCCCCCCACTTACCAGCTGGTACTTGGTGCCATCATAATACAAGTAGTGTGTGTTGGAGCTGTCGAGATAGAGCACGCCGGTATTTGTCGCCCCGGCGCGATAGGTGTGAATGTCTCCTGTGACGTTGAGCCCGGTTCCGTTGAGCGTGCTGTTTGAGGTGATGGTGCCGGAATTGATCGGCCCTGAGGTGATGGTATAGCCGTTGGTGTTGATCGTGCTGCAGCTGATCGCGTTGGCGGCAATCGAGCCGGTGAGGGTGGATCCGCCGCTGATGTTGAGTGAACTGCCGGTAATCGCGCCCGCATTGACGGTACCGGCTGTGATCGTGTTGCCGTTGGTGTTGATCGTGCCGGTGCTCAGCGCGTTGGTGTTGATCCCGGCGTGGGCGGTCAGTAGACCGTAGGTCTGCATGGTGGTGGCAGTGACTGCACTAAACCCGGCCGTGCCGACAACGCCGAGTGTGCCGCCGATGACCAGGTTACCGGTAATGGTGCCGCCGGTGTTCGACAGCTTGTCGCCGCCGTCGAGCGCCCACGCGCTCCAGGTGCCGGTCTTGCGGCGGACGTAATTGAGCCCGGTGGTCAGGCTGCGCGCCTCGACGAACATGTTCGTCGTGTCGCCGTAGGCGATGCCGAAGAAGTGCTCGGTGGTGGTGCCGCCGCTCGGCGGGCCGGCGGTCGCGCCGATCGTCGCGATGAACGACCCCATCTCCCAGACGTGGGCGTCGAAATTGGTCACCGCCTGCATCGACCGCTCGACCTGCAGGTTGGCGCGCGCCGCCACGACCGTGGTCGCGCCGGTGCCGCCAGCGATGATCGGGCGTGCCGCGTTCAGATCGGTCTCGACGTCCGCGACGATGCCGTTGTGCACGGCGCTCGCGATCGTCGTTCCCGCCGTCACATCGGGAAACGGCTTGGTGTAGATCCCTCCGCCAGTGCGCGGCATAGTTATCGCTCCGTTGCTTCGCGTTGAGCCTGCAGGGCGAGCAGGCGGGCTATCTCGTTGCGGTGCGCGCGATCGCCGATCGATGGCTTCCAGGGGGTGTACGGCGCGCCCTTGATCTGCGGCTGATAGACCTGCCGGCGCATCTGCGCCTGCGCGTAGGGCGCGTTGGCGCGGATCGTGTTGCTGGCCTTCTCGACCGCGCGGCGCGTCAGTCCCGTGGTCGCGGCACTACCGGCCAGGCTGCCACCAAGACCCAGTGCCAGCGGGACAGCCGGTGGAAACACGCTACCCAGACCGATTGCCGCTGCGCCTGCGGTGGTCAACGGCGTGCCGAAGCGGCCCGAGCCGGTGATGTGGCTCATGCCACGCAAGATGCTCTCGCCGATCGAACCGGATCGGTTGATGTCGCGCAGCGCTTCGTTTTCGTTGGGTTGTCGAAACCGGGCAGCGTTCTGATCGCGCCGCAGTCCGGCCACTGCCTGGCGCGTGCGCGCGCCTTCGGCCAAGAACGGCACCGTCTCGTTGTCGGCCGTGGTCAGCCCGCGCGCAACCCGCTCGCGCAGCTCTCGATCAGTCATCGCGGCGCGATAGTTGGCATTGGCCTCACGCAGCCGCGCACCAACCGTGGCAGCATTGTGCCGCCCGCTGACGATGGCGTTTGGTGGCGGCGCCTCGAGGAAGTTGTCGATGTGGTTCTTGGCGATCAGCGCGCTGCGCCCTTCCGGGCTCGCGGCACCGTGCGTGTTGATGACGTCCTGCAGTTCCTTGCGGGTGGTATGCAGGCTCGCCGGGGTGGGCGGCAGGTTGGCGATATTGTCGTCGAGGATGGCGCGCGTCTGCGCGGCGCTGCGCGGCGTCGAGACCGAGCCTGCGTGCAGGTCATGGCGGATCAGCGTGTTCAGGTCGCCCAGGTGCGGGCGTGAGTAGGACACATCGCGGCTGAGCGTCTGGTAACCCGCCTCGGCGGCGTCGAAGATCTCCTGATTGGGTGGCGGCGCTACCTTGCGGGCGATCACGTTGCGCACGCCCGGGGTCCGATCGGCGATCGCGCGCGTGCCCGCCGCGAGGCCCTGCCCGATTGGCGCCAGGATGCTGCCGAGTACCGGCGCGGCGCCACCGATCAGCGCGCCGGTCTTGATTGCGTCGACATCACCCCCCGAGCGCACCGCGGCGTCGGTGCCGCCGATCGCGGCCCCCGCCGCCATCTGGCCGGGCATGGTGGCGCCACCGAACACGGCCGGGAGCGCGCGGGCGACCGGCACCGTGGAGATCAGGCTTCCGGCGGTCTGCCCGACCGTACTGGCGATCGGGTTCTCCTTTTCGTAGCGGTCCTGACCGCTGATCATCTTGTTGTAGGTGTCTTTGTAGGTCATGCCAGGGATGAATGCGGCCGGTATCGCTGCAGCCGCAGCGACACCCTTGTCGAGATACGGTCCGACGATCGGGATCCCGCGCACCATGCTGCCGGTCTGCGTACCGCCGACGTGCTCGTCGTCGTACACCACGCCCGCTTTCGCCGGTGTCTCGTCCTCGTAGACCACGCCCATTATTGGATCTTTCCGCGTCGACCGTTGATGATGACGGGGGTGCCCTTCGGCAGCCTGGCGGAGGCGGCTTCCGCCTCGCTGGCGAACACCCGCGGCTCGGCGGACGCCGGGGCAGTGGCGGCGGGTTTGGCGCCCTCGCTCAGCTTGGGCGACGCCGCGAGCGGATCAGGCACTTCAAGGAACTTACGCAGCGATGGCGCGTCCCGGGCGTGCTCGTCTGCCTTGGCGCGGTGTTCGGCGATTGCTGCCGCGGCCGAGCGTTTGCCGATGTCGATGATCCGCCGGATGGCCTCCTCGGACAGTGCGATGTCCGAGCCGGTCATGGCCATCGCATACTCACGGTCGGTGTTGGAAACCTGCGGGCCGCCGTAAGCCCTGACCGCCGCCATGACGGCGGGGCCGAGTGTCGCCTGGAAGGTCTGCGTGTTTGCCACGATGCGCTCGCTCTCCTTGTTGCCGGCAAAGGCGCGCGCCTTGTGGTAGGCCATGGCGATCGCGGCGCCTGGCCCGACCGCCGTGCCGGCGTTGAGCACCGCCTCGGCGTTGTTTAGCGCGCCGATTGCCTCCGCCCCCGACCTGGCTTTGTCGCGGCTCTCGAACAGATCCTTTTGCACCGGAGCAGGCAGGTTGCCCCACTGCAGCCGGGCCGCCTCGTCAGCCTGCGCCTTGGTGACCCTGGCAGCACCCTCCTGCAACTCCTGTGTGGTTCTCGGCGCGCTGGTGCGGGCGTCCTGTATGGCTTTCTCACGCGCCTCCCATGCGCGCAATTTTATGTCGTGCTCGGCCTTCTGGCGCTCGTACTCGGCCTCGCGTGCGGCCTTGCCGAGCTCGTGCGCCTGGCTCCATTCGCGGATGGCGCGCGGATCGCCAGGGAACTGGCGCAGGATGTTGGCACGGTGCTGCTCGTTCGGTGTCAGTCGCTCACTGCGCATCGGCGCCACCGGCTGCGGCAGGCTTTCCGGGATCACCGGCGCCAGCGTACCGCCAGGTTGCGCGGTCGGCTGCACCGGCGCGGCCGGCGGCGCGCCGCGGGGCGCAGCTTGCGCCATCTGCATCGGCTGGATGTCGCGCCGCACGATCGGCGGGTTTCCTTCCTCGGCGAATGTCTCGCCGTCGTCCTGGGCGACGACCGGTGCCGCGCCGGTGTTCAGAGAGGCGTTCGCCGTCACCAGCGGCCCGGCGCTGGCCGAGGGGCCTGGCGTGACCGGCGGTGGCGTAGCGCCAAGCGGCGGCACGCCCGCGGCCTTGTCGTAGCGTGCGTTGTAGCCCTTCTCGGCCTGGCCGGTGGTGTAGTCGCCGATCGCCTCGGCAATGCTTTCGCCGAAATATGTCATTCCCTCCCCGACGGTCTTGGGGAAGGGGCGCGCGCGTGAGGCGAGCGCGCCCGCGATGGCGCGGCGGCGCTTGATTTCCTCGAGCGTCAGGTTCGGGCTGAACGCCAGGATTGGGTCGAGCAGCCCACCGCCGCCGCTATAGCGCGAAGTGACTTCGTCTGGTTCGGCCATGTCACGTCACCCTGAGAATGTCGCCCATCACCTTCTTGGGGTAAATGTACTTCTTGCCCTTGCGCTCGGTGACTGCGCTCGGGTTGATCTTCTCGACGTCTTGCGCCATCGGTCCGATGTGCCGCGCCTTGCCGCCGTCTTCGAAGCCGTCCTTATACTCGTAGGAATAGATCGGCAGCTTCTTCGGCTCGTCGTGCTTGCGCGCTGCAAACACGGTGCCGACGCGATGAATGTTTTTCTTCATGCGCCGGTCTGAGCCGGTGGCGATCTGCGCGCCAGCCTTGGCGCCGGAGCCGGCCAGGCCGAATAGTCCGCCAATAATATTGTTCACATTCGAGGTCTGTTGCTTGTAGATGTCGAGCTCTTGACTAAACCTGTTGTTAATAATTCCGGCAACATCAGTATTCGCGATCTGATTACTGCCGGTATTAACGAAGTTGGGCTGTTGCACCTGACTGCCGGACTGCAGGGCAAGGATCTCGTTGATCGGTGCGTTGCGCAGCGCGGCCTGCTCGGTCAGGTAATTGCCGCGCGCGGTGTTTTGCGCGTTGAACTGCGCATTCTGGCGCGCGAGCTCCTGCGCCTGTGCGGCGTTGTTGAACTGAGCGCGGCTCGCCTCCTGGGTAAAGGCGTCCTTTTGCGCTTGATTAGCGAAGGTGCCGGAGCCAACGTCCTTTTGAAATTGCTCGATCCGCGCCTGGTTGCCGAACTGGCCACGCCCGAGCGCCTGGTCGTAGGCTTGCTTTTGCGCCGCATTCTGGAAGCCGGCGCGCTGCGCAGCCATGTCCATCATGCGCTGCTGCTCTTGACCGCCCTGGGCGGTAACAGCCAGTCGCGCGTCGGTGCTCTGCCGATCGGCCGCCGCAATGGCACGGTCGTAGGCTTCGGTGCCGTACTGGATGCCCTGGTCGGCGAGCTGCTGGCGCAGCCGGTCGCGGTCCTGCTGTAGCTGCGGGTTCATCCGTTGGAACAGGCTCTCCTCGACCCGTTGACGATCGGACGAGAAGTCGTCCTCCGGCCCATAGGAGCGGGTGATGTCGCCGGCGTCGCCGAAGGTCGTCTCCTGTAGCCCGCGGTCTTGCAGGCCCATCTGGATGTCGCCGGTGTCGCCCCAGCCGTACTGCGTCCCTGGGATGCCAGCGCCCGGCACGGTGCCGGCTGCGGGTGCGTTATTAAAGGAAGTCTGCAGGCTGCGATTTGGATCGCGCAGCATGCTGGAGAGACTGTTAGCCTCGTAGTTCCCGAGCTCGGCCAGGGTCTGGCTGGTGCCCTCGTTGGTGGTCTGCAGCTTCTGCCCGGCCGGGCTCAGCGACTGTGTCGCGGTCCAGCGTGGTACGTTGTAGACTTGGCCGGTGAGCGGATCGGTGTAGGCGTAGTTGCCGGTGACGTCGTAGTTCAGGTTCCCGGTCGGGGTCTGCTGGTTGTAGTTGTTCAGGTACGAGCCAGTGATCGCCGTGCCCATGTTGGACGCGGTTTGCGCCCCCGCGGTCACGATCGGGTTGGGCGGGGTCGGCGGGTCGGGGAACAGAAAGCCCATGGCTCATCTCCTCAGTACGGCGGCATTCCCGGCTGGCGCATGCCTGCCAGCTGGGTCGGCGAGGTCATCATGCCTGGGGTGGCCGATGGCGGCATGCCCATGGGCGGTGGTACCAGCCCCCCTGGCGGCGGCATTCCGCCCGGAGGTGGCATTCCTGCGCCAGGAGGCGGCGCTCCGCCAGGAGGCGGCGCTCCGCCAGGAGGCGGCGCTCCACCAGGAGGCGGCGCTCCGCCTTGCGGCGGTAGCGGAGGCGGCGCAGGCGGCGGGAACTGCTGGTCGAGCAGCGCCTGGGTAATCTGGTCGCGCGGGTCCTGGGGTGGATACTGCCCCGGTGGCAGCATCGGCGCGCCGCGCTGCTGTGGCATGGGCATCTATGCGACCTTTCTGTGTATTTCGGGCTCTGGAGGCCGGTTAAAGCGACTTTCCGCCCACTGCTCGGCGGTGTAGGTGCAGAACATGCCGTCATCGTCGCGGCCATAAAGTCGCGCAATCGGCGTCATCGAGAAGCCAAACAGCTTGAGCTGGCGCAATACGAGAAGGTCGTCCGCTCGCACGCGCATGATCACCATCTGGCAGCCGTGCGTTCCCAGTGTGTGGCTGGCCATGTGGCGCATTGTGTCGCGCGTCAGCCAACGCGTTCCGGGGTGCGCCGCGATGGCGATCTCGATCGTCCCGGCCGGCGGGATGTGGTTGAAGAAGACGAGGCCCCCGACCGGTGTGCCCTGCTCATTGGTGATGCCGATCGCGGTCGCGTTGGCGGGAAAGCCGCGCGGGTCGACGTGCGGGATCAGCTGCGCGACGAAGCGCGCCACGTTTCTGTCCTGCCCGTAGACGTAGCGCAACGTCATTTTCCGCTGCCTCCGCCGGCCCCGCCGCCGCTGCCGCTGTCGCCACTCTGGTCGCCGGCCATGTTGCCGCCACTGAACCCGACCGTGGCGCCGGTCTGCCCCGCGCCGTCGACCGGCTGCTCGTAACTCGGCGTGACGGGATCGGCACCACCAAAGCCCGCGAAGGCAGGTGCCGCCGCGGGTGCCGCCGCAGACGGCGGCGCAGACGGCGGCGCAGACGGCGGCGCAGACGGCGGCGCGGCTGCGGGCGTCGGGAGCTGACCTACCGGGGTTACCGGCGCGTTCATGAGTTCGGTAGGCGACTTCATCGCGGGCGCCAACGGAGGCGTCCCAGCGGTCGCTGGCGTCGGCTGCCGCGGCAGCGTCAGGTCAGGTGCCGGATAATTGCCGGAGGGCGGCACCGCGCCCGCCATCGGGGTGAGGTGCGCCGGGTCGGGTCGGCCCGACATGGCGCCCGCGGCCTGGTTCTGCAGGACCAGCAGCCGGGAGACCAGGTTGCGGTAGTCGTTGGCGCTGTAGCCAGGGTTGGCCGGGATCATTTGCCGCCACCCCCGCCACCACCACCGCCGCCGCCGCCACCTTCGCCGGTGTTCGCGCCGCCTTCGCCGGTGCCACCCGGGCCACCGCTAATGCCGGTGCTGTTGCCGGTGGTGCCGATGCCGGCGGCGTCGCTGGCGGCCGTGCTGCCCGATGTGCCGTCACCGGTGGCGCCACCGAAGCCCATGCCGACGCTGTCGCCGTATCCATAGCCAACATCGGGGCTGTTGTAGCCGTAGCCGGGTGCTGGCGAGGGCGATGGTGATGGTGCGGGCGCCGCAGTCTCAGGCGCAGGCGCAGGCTCGCCAGGCACGACAGCATGGCTGCTGAAGTAGCCAGTCGGTGGTCCGGGGGCGAACTGTGAGGTGGTAACAAAGCCACTTGCTGGCGTATATCCGGGCGTCGACAGGTCGCCGGTTGGCGTACCGATAAGCCCGGAGCCGAACTGATCGCTGATCGACTGAGCGGGGCTGTTGTAACCGGTTTCAGTCCCGATTGTGCCGGGCGCGCCGTTCCCGCCTAGCAGATTGTAGGGGTAGGGCTGGTCCCCGGTCACAGCACCGCCGCCGCCGCCGCCGCCACCCATGCCACCGCCACCGCCAGGATCGCCCATACCGCCGGATCCGATGAAGTTCTCGACGAACGCGCGCTCGTTCGGCAGCGACATGAGCATCCGGCTCATGTGCGGGCTTGCCAGCACCATCGAAATAAGGCTGCGCCAGTCAGGTTCGGCCATGGTTTTGCTCCCTAGACGTTGACGCCACCGCGCTCCTGCGTCGTGGCGATCGCGATCAATTCGACGCGCGGGCGCGAGACCTGCGCTACGGTCACCTGCACGATCGGCGCGTGGGCAAAGCCACTCGCGCCGATCGAAACCCAGAGCGTGTTGCGCACTTCCGCCGGTGCGAGGCCGGCCGCGTCCCACACCGCGTCGTCCCAGACCCCCTCGTCCCACCCCTCACCCGGGCCGGGGTCGATGCCGGCCGGCGGTGGCGGCGGGATTACCACACCATAGTCGACCGTGGCGGTAAGCTGTGGTTCGAACGGTTCACCCGGACCGGCGATGAAAATCGCGCGCGCCTGGTGCCACACCACCTGGGATCCACCGCTCTGAAATAACTCCCAGCCGCCGACCAGCGTCGCCACATAGGGCTGGCCGTCGTCGTAGCCGGAGCGGTCCGCTTGCATCACGATGCCCTGCTCGGTGCCGAAGAACATGTCGGTGCGCAGGCGGATGAAGCAGGTTGCATTCCAGGTGTAGCGTGCCCAGGCCCCGGTCACGTTATTAAGCAGCAGGCAAGTCTGCTCGGCGGGCGTGGCGCCACCAGGCGTCGCGATGAACACCGCGCCGTACTCATCCCATTTCTTGATCGTCCACGGAAACGCGCGCTTGGCGGCGACCTCGTCGCGCCACAGCGGCTTGATGGTGCGGCTCACCAGCGCCTGCTCGAGCTTGCCGCCTTCCTTGGAGATGACTTCACTGAGCGGCACGACGCCGTCGACCGTCAGAATGAACAGGTCGCCGCCGATGACGATGTGCGCGTTCATCCCGAGCGGCGCGCCGATATGGTAGCGGCCTTCCTGGCGCCAGTTGGCAACGTCACCGGGATTGGAGCCGGTGAACACCAGCACCTCGCCGGTGTCGGTGACGAAAACACACTTATCGTCGGTGCCGTCGCCGGCGTCGATCGACCAGGTGGCGCCGAACAGCAGCCGGCCGCCCTTGGTCGAGGCGCCCGAAAGGTAGATCGGCTGCAGCACCCCGCCCACCGCGTTGATGTCGAGGTACCAGGCATTCATGCTGTTCTGCTGAATGAAGTAGAGCCGATTGCGGTAGGTCCAGACGTAGGCGAGCGCGGTGCCCTGCGCGACGCCGGTCGGCAGCTTGGTTGGGTCGTAAGTGATGTTGGGCAGCCCGTCGGCGGCGTTGCCGATGACACCGGAGAGCGTCGTCCAGACGATGCCGTCTTTGGTGCGCAGCACGAAGTCGCCGGCGTCGTTTAACGCCAGCAGCCAGTTGCCGCTCTGATTGAACAGCTGCGCCGAGACGTAGTTGCCACTCGCCTGTCCGCTCTTCACCAGCACCGGCGTCGAGCTCGTGACATCATAGAGCTTGGTGGCATTGCCCACGTACATGCGCTGATTGTTGGCGCTGACGTAGTCAAAGCCAGAAATGATCCGCGTTGTCTCGGGCAGTTCACACCAGCGGATGTAACCGCCGCGCAGCTTGACGCCGCGCATGGTTGGCGCCCAGTTGTCGTGCACGATCGCCCCACCCGGCTGCATGAAGGCTTCGTTCTCGGACTGGATGATGCCGCGTGTCGGCGCCGGAATGGTGATGGTCTGCAGCTGCTGCGCACCCTGCGGCATCGGCTGACGGCGAAAGGCGGCGTGAATGCTCATGGGTAGGGCACATAGCCAGAGTAGGCCACCCGGCCCTGCATCGGCAGCCGGCCAATGGTGATGATCCGCGCCGGCTTGTCACGACCCATCACGTTGTTGATCGCGTCCTGGTAGGTGCCCATGTCTTCGGCGTAGGGGCTGCCCTTCTTCATCTTCCAGTCGAAGGTCATACCGAGCTTGAGCAGCCGCTCGTCGAGCCGGAAGGTGTCGGTGTCGGCCTGGAAGCGATCGCCAAACCCGCCGCTGGTGAGCGCGATGATATTTTTGTCGAGGTAAGTGAGGGACGCCGTTACCCCCACCGCCAGGGCCGGCCAGATGTGGATCTGACCGCCGTACATGGTCCACTCACCCCAGGCGTCGCTTTCCACCGCGGCGCGGCGCTGCATCCACTCATCGGTATCGGAAACAAACACCATCGGCTGCTGCGTCGAGGTCGAGCGCCACACATTTGCAGTGAGCAGCATGCGCTTGTAGTTGGCGGGGAGACTAAACGCGGTGGTGACGCCGTCGCCGATGAAGGTCGCTGTGGCGCGCAACATGGTCCAGTCGCGCGTGTCGTAGCCAATGCGCTGCGCCATTTCGTTGGCGCAGGCGAGCATTTCGAACATGGTGCGGTTGGAGCCGATCGCCGCAATTACGGAGACGGGAGCGGCGACGCCAACCACCGCGCAGACGTCGCGCACCACCGTGATCAGGCTCATCAGGCAGCCTTTGGCTTGGCGATACCCTGGGCAAGATGCTTGAGCGACTTATGGCTGAGCGTGCCGGTCGGCGCGATGCCGGTGTGTACCGTGATGTACTCGC